AGGGCCTACAGATGTGGCGCGACAGCTACTCCCGGCCATGGGGCGAGGCTTGCCAGGCGCTCCGTGATGCGCGGGATTACATGGTCAACCCCGAAGTGTACGCCTAAACAGGAGGCGGGAAGATGAGCAAGCACACAGTTTACGTTTACGCCGAACACACCAGCCGGGCCGGGAGCGTTTATCAGGGCGACCCTGAAGGCACAGAGGATAACGCGGACTTGGTTTTCGCTTTTGAGGGAACCGAAGAGAGCATTATTGCCGAGGCGCAGAAAGAATTGACCATCAGGTATGACACGCGACCGGGTGGCGCTGGCGATGCGTTCCGCTGCAAGTGTGCGCGGGAAGTCTTGGCGCATCTCGGCGCTGACGAGGAATAGCACAAAACGTAGGTACTTGTCAACAACTACCGACATTTTATCACAGGAGGGCAAGACATGAGCAAGCAATTCTCAGACGTAGCGAGACACGCCACACAGGGCGAGCTGTCAGACGATGCAGAACTGTACTTGGAACTGAGCGAGATATCCGGGCATGAGCACGAGACATACGCCGAAACCGCCGAGCGCATCCGCGACGAACACCCAGAACTAGCGGCGTGGCTTGACGCAGCGGAAACGCGCTGGTTCGAGCTGGAAGGCATGGACTAGCCAGTCACAAAACGTAGGCACTTGTGCGTAACTACCGACATTTTATCGCAAAGGGCAAGACATGGGCAAGCAATCAGCAATCGACGCGCAGCAGGAACAGATTAGACGCCAGGACATTGCAGCATTGGCGTCGGTGTGTATGCCCGACAAGGCCACCCGCCAAATGCGTGAACGCGTGGCAGAAGCGAAACAACAATACAAAAACTTGTTGGAAGTGTTTCCAGGCGACCCAAACTCTGCCGAGCGTGTATCCCTCATTGAAGCCTATGGCAGAATGTTGGCCGCCGCGCTCATGCCGAGCAACACAGATTCACCCCTTGACAATGGATAGACAATCGGATATAATATAGGCAACAGGAGGCAGCATGAATTACGCTTATAACCCACCCCCGGATATGTCCGAGTTCCAGCCCATAGGGGCCGGGCGTGTCATTGTTCCAGAGCGCGATAAGCACCGCTGCGAACTTTGCGGGGAACTTTACCACCGCGTTCTGAAGGTCACTTTCGACGCGGACCACAAGCGCATCAAGGTTTGCAGCAGATGCAGACATGATCTTTTGGCCAGGGCGAAGCGGCAAACGGAGGAGCTATTTCGTGGACAACATCAGCCTACCCAGTGACGCGGAACTTGTGCATAGCTTTCTGGCAGACGAGGACCGCGATAGACGGGAAGACTTGTCGCCGACTGAGCGGCACAAACTGAGGCTGGCGCTAATCAAAGAACACAACTTGGCGCTAAAGGGAGGCGTGTAATGAGGATTGACGCAGAGTGGCTTGACACGCATGAATGGATGCTGAGGTCGAGCGAGAACGGGGTGAGTTACGGCGGCTTCAAGTGGGGGCGTAAGGGCGCGTGGAACAAATGCCCCGACTGGAAAGACGCGCCGGAGTGTGGCGGTGGCTTTCATGGAAACGCGCCAGAGGCCCACGGGTACGGCTTTGACTACGGGCGAGTTGAATTGCACGAAACGCGGGGCAAGCGGGTGGCGATAGGGAGCAACAAAATCAAAGTCCCGGAAAGCCGCGCAGTGGCCTATGGGGCCGAGATACCCGACGAGGCGTTTGAACGGTGTGGATTTAGCGTGGCCCACGACGGGGATACCATTTCGCCCAAGAACGGCGAGGCGTGGATTGTGCCTGATGGAATTGTTCGCGTTGAGGCCCAGGCTGGCGGGGATTGCCGTGCCTACGGTAATGCGACGATCAATGCATCGGCCCAGGCTGGCGGGGATTGCCGTGCCTACGGTAACGCCACGATCAACGCATCGGCCCAGGCTGGCGGGTCTTGCTACGCCTACGATAACGCGACGATCAATGCATCTGCTCAGGCTGGCGGGGATTGCTGGGCCAACGGTAACGCCACGATCAACGCATCGGCTCAGGCTGGCGGGTCTTGCTACGCCTACGGTAATGCGACGATCAACGCATCGGCTCAGGCTCGCGGGGATTGCTACGCCAACAATAACGCCACGATCAACGCATCGGCCCAGGCTGGCGGGTCTTGCCGTGCCTACGGTAATGCGACGATCAACGCATCGGCTCAGGCTCGCGGGGATTGCTACGCCAACAATAACGCCACGATCAACGCATCGGCTCAGGCTGGCGGGTCTTGCTACGCCAACGATAACGCCACGATCAACGCATCGGCTCAGGCTGGCGGGTCTTGCTACGCCTACGATAACGCGACGATCAATGCATCGGCCCAGGCTGGCGGGGATTGCCGTGCCTACGATAACGCCACGATCAATGCATCGGCTCAGGCTGGCGGGTCTTGCTACGCCTACGATAACGCGACGATCAATGCATCTGCTCAGGCTGGCGGGGATTGCTGGGCCAACGGTAACGCCACGATCAATAGACGAGGAGGGGTACAATGAACATCAGGTGTAGCGCATTACCGAGAATCATGGCCTGCCCCGAATCGCTGGCGGCGCCAGTCGTCGAGGTCGAGGGCGACAAGCGCATGGCCCGCTTGGGCAGCGCGATTCACGGGGCGATTGCCACCAAGATTCGGGGCATCGAGCCAGACCTGGAAACCCTGGCCCACTTGTACAACGTGGACGCCGAGGATGAGGGCGACCTAAAATGGCTGACATTCGCTGGGCAGAAAATATGGAACCTGTATTCTGGGGAAGTTTGCGACGTGCGGGTAGAAGATCCGCTGAAGATGGGCATATTCGGAGAAACGGAAACAGCCTCGCTGACCGGGTCTCCTGACGTTCTGGCATTCCGCGCCTCAGACCCAAAGACGGCCATCGTGATTGATTGGAAGAGCAACTATGTTGAGCGAAACTACCGCGATCAAGTCATGGGATACGCAGCGCTGGCATTTGACAACAACAACATCGAGCGCGTTGTCGTAATCGTGGCCTGGTTGCGTGAGGGCATGACAGACGTTGAAACAATCGGGGCCGCAGAGATGGAGGCCTGGCTTGACAACCTAAACAAAGCGGTCGGCTCTCATCAATCCGGTAAGGCCGTCTATACCGACGACCCGACGCATTGCCAGTTCTGCCCCATGGCTGCGACCTGCCCAGGCCGAGCCGCTCTGGTCCGCAAAGCTGCTAATATGTTCTTGGCGCCCAAGGAAAACGTCACCCCAGCCCCGGCTGACCTTGCCAAGTTGTATCCCCAGGCCAAGGCGCTCAAGGCCGCGCTGGATGGGTATTATGCGGAATTGCGTTCCGCTATTGCCACGGCTGGCCATTTGCCCATTGGCGACGGGATGGAGCTTTTCCAACGCGAGAGCAAGCGCAACACGCTATCTATCGGCGAGGCTTGGGAAACCTTGCAGATTGCGCTTGACATTCCAGAGCCGGACCGGACGCCAAAGCCCGCGCTTATTGAGGCGTTGGGCGGCGCTATCAAGATCAGCAAAAGCGGGGTCTTGAAGGTTGCCGCCGAACTGGCCCCTCCGCGTGGTGAGGGCAAGGCAAAGAAAGAACTCATGGAGGCGCTGGCCGAAGCTGGCGCGGTACAAACTTCAGTCGTGCAAACCCTAGCAACGAGGAAGGCATAATGGACAATCAAGACATGGGCGCCGCAGTCGAGTTGGTACAGTCTGACATGGTGCAACGTTTGGAAAAGGCCCAGGTGGACATGCAGGTTGAGACGGCCAAGAGGTACCCGCGTGACATCGCCAAGTTTATCAAGAGCGTTGAGACGCTGGCAACGCGGGACCAGGAGACCGCTGAGGCTTGCTTCTACGCCCTGCCCAGGGATGGCAAGGTTATCTCAGGGCCATCAACCCGCTTGGCCGAGATTGTCGCGGCGACCTATGGCAACCTTCGGGCGCAGGCTGTCATTCTTGGCGCAGACGAGAAGCACGTTACCGCCCGTGGCATGGTGTGGGATCTGGAAAACAATGTTGCAGTGTCCATCGACTCCAAGCGGCGCATTACCAACAAGTTTGGCCAGCGCTACAAAGACGATATGGTCATGACCACGAGCAACGCCGCCGCCGCCATTGCATTCAGGAACGCCATATTTAAGGTGGTGCCTACCGCGCTTTTGCGTGAGACATTTGACAAAATCAAGAAAGTTGCCATGGGCGACGAGCGAACCTTGCGCGAGCGCTGCAAGGCGATGTTTGCATGGTTTGATGGCCAGGGCGCCAAGAAGCCGGAAGTCTTGGGCCTGGTCGGGTGTAGCGACGTTGAAAGCGTTACGCTGTCAGACCTTCAGCTATTGCGCGAAACCGCCACGTCCATCAAAGAAGGCATCTCCACGGTTGCGGAAGTATTCGCCACCAAGCCAGAAGCAAAGGCCAAGGTTGTTGACCCATTTGCAGAGGGGCGCCAGTCCACCCGCAAGCCCAAGGACAAGCCAGCGCCGGAGTCAGAGCCAGCAGAAGCCCCAGCCGTTGACCGGGCGCAGATGCTTGACGAGATTATCGACTGGCTGGAAAAGTGCGCGGTTGAAAGCGCCGACGTGTTTAAGAAGGCTGAGATGAAAGTACGCGTCAAAGAGGACGCCGCCGACATGGAGTCGCTATCTGATAAGGGCGTGGCGATCCTGTATTCCACAATGATTGACCTGAAATAGGAGGCTTACCCATGGCACAATTCTGCCCAGACTGCGCTGAGATTTTCGACAAGCTGCCCCTTGACCTTGTGAAGCAGTTTCACCGGACTATCGAGGCGTATGATAGGACGTTTCCCAGAATCAGGAACTCGCACAGCACTGGCGAGGGCCTGATGATACGGCTTGAGGCGATGGCCGAGCGTTGCCCCAAGTGCAAGGGCGAGAAAACCATTGATGGCGTTGGCGACGAGACCATGACATGCCCCGAATGCGGCGGCAGTGGGAACGCGGAATAGATGCTGGCGCGGGGATTGTACCGTGAATGGCTCCATGCCATATGAGCCGGGGAAGCATCGGCCACCCGCGCCACACTGAAAGGGATAGAGATGGGCAAGAGCATGAAGTTGAAGATGCACAGAGCCACGGACGGATACTATGTTCACTATGAGGATGATATTGGTGAGTCATGTTTGACAAAGGTGTGCCGCGACCTGGTCGAGCCCGGCGAAACCGTGTTTGCAACGCTGACCGTTGACGAGCCGGAGCAGCCCAAGCCGCACGTCAAGGCGCGGTTCATGCTGGTCGAGCCGGGCAACGCTGTGTTGTATCAGGTGCTTGAGCAGGAGGGCATTGATCCCGTTTGGAATAATAGCGCAAGCATTGCGCAAGATACGCCCATGTGCGTACGTTCTGCGGCCTTCCCAGATATATCGGAAGGCACGATATTGCTTCGCGGAGACACCACGGGCCTCGATTTGCGTGTGACGATGCGGAAGTTTGACACCCAAGAACTTGCCAGAGAAACCGTCCAGAAGGCCATCGCCACGCTGCGGATACTCAACGGCGCCCAGGTCTACACCGTCGACAACCCCGCGCCGTGTAAGGAGTGCGGTAGGCCCATGACAGTGCTGGAAGATGACGAATATACATACAACGCCTTTCGTGGTTGGTGTTCCAACTTGAATCACACCGCCGATGTGAAATGGGTAAAGACCCGCGAGTTAGCCATCGCCGACTGGAACAAAGCCAACGCCCCGACCCCGGTGGATCATCACGATATCGAAGTACCCGCGGACGTGTGGATTGAGGAAGGGTAATCAGATCACCCCGGCCAGCAGCGCGGAACGCTTTTATGAGTAGGGCTTACGCGTAACGGGGTGGACCCGGCTGGCTGGGGTTTGGAGGACTTGCCATGATTGAGACCGAATACGCGATTGAGTTTGTGCGGAAAGATGGCACATCGTACAAGGTGCGCCAGTGGCTAGATGGATTTGGGCCGCGCGATGGGGAATACACCAAGACAGTAAGCCTACCCATAGCCAGAAGATATTACACCAAAAAGGAAGCGCTGAACATGATGCGTCAAATGTGTGGCAACAACGCTGGCATGACCCGCTTAAAGCGCCTGGAGATCCAAACCCACATCGTAGACGAAGGGGGAATCTGATGGCCAAGAGCCACTATGCCAAGCTGGCCAAGAGCCCAAGATTACAGAGGACGCTTGCCGCGTTGGCCCCAGGGCATCATCTGAGCAGCTTCCAGCTTGCCACGTTGACTAGGAGCGTGGCGATTCATTCCAACGTCCACGAGTTGCGCCAGAATGGTTTTGACATAGCCTGCAAGCGTGGCAAGCGCAAGGACACGGGCGAGTATGTGTTTGAGTATTGGCTCGTTGGCGACTCGGTACGCCGCGCGAAGCTGGCCTGTGCGACTTGACAAGCTTCAAAGGATAGGGTATAATATAGGCATGAATAGATCAACTAACATCCTACCCGATTGCCCCCATTCCCCCAGAAGCGGTATGCCGCAAGGCGCCGGAGGCCTCTTAGTTGAGCCTATTCACTTCTGGGGGGATTTTCTTTTGTGCCCGCTTGAATGGACGAGCGCAAGCAGACACGGGAGATTAGCATGAGTGTTTCACAAGGTCTAAGGTTTGCCGTTCTCGACCGCGATGGCTTTCGCTGCAAATACTGTGGCAAAACGGCCGGAGAATCAAAGCTAGAGGTTGACCACGTTATCCCAGTGACGTTGGGCGGCGACGACACGATGGACAACCTGGCTACCTCCTGCAAAAAATGCAATCGTGGCAAGGCCGGGCTTGCGCTAGGTGATGGGGAAACCGATAGTGAACTTGCCATGAGACTAAAGGCGCTGGATCGCAGGGTGGATATACTGACCGGTATAGCCGAATTGCACACGGAAGTAATCAGGCTAAGAAATAAGGAGATGTGGCAAATCGTTGAGGAGTGGCACCACGCAAGAAACGAAACGCAACATAATGACAAAGGAGAACACACCGCAACCTTTGCTTTGACATCCTGCATAAAGGGGGTGCTGGCAAGGGTGGGATTTGAAGAAACGCTTGATTGCGTCCACATTGCCCTGTCGGGCCACACTAGAACAACATCTGAAACCAACGCTATCAAATACCTTTATGGCGTAGTCCGAAACCGCCAGACGTTGCTGGAGGCGACGACATGAGATACGTCACAACGCAGACTGGATTCTATACTGACCCGGACCTGGCCGAGTGGAGCCGTGACGCCATGTGGCTCTATAGATACTTGTATGAGAATGACCACGCCCACGGCATATCTGGCATTGGCCGGATAGCCAAGCATGTCATTCTGGCAGAGTCGCGCATGACCACGAAGCAGATCGCCAAGGCAAAAGAGGTTATTGGAGATAGGGTGCGGTGGTATCAAGATGGTTCATATTGGGTGGTTGGCAGAATCAAGCATACATGCCTTACTAACGACGGTAGGCCATCCCCAAAACACGTCAAGGCGGTATCAAACATACTCACGACCGCACAACCACAGCTTACAAAAGACGTTATAACAAAATACCCCTTTGACATTATCATGCAAGACCATCCCGAATACGATACCCCATTGATACCCTATCGATACCCACTAAAGGGGCAACCAAGTTTGCCTACCGAAGCCGTAGCCGTAACCGAAGCCGTAACCGAAGCCGAAGCCGAGAACAGCGCTGCGGGCGCGCGCAAGCAAGGAGCGTGCCAAGATGAAGGCAACGGAAAGGAAAACCCGCCAGCGGGCGCTAATGAGTTTGACCCGTCAGACGACGAACCCGTCACAAACCCGCCAAACGCTTCACCCTGGAAGGACGACGCAGAACGCCAGGCCATTGTAGCGAAGGCGTTTGAGGCGCTTGGTTCAATGGTGAATGCCGCCGTCCTGAACAACTGGCGCGAGGGCCACGAGGCCGAATGGATCAGGGCCGCACTGTTGACCGCAGCCGAAGCCAACGCCAGGTCGCCTAAGTACGTTACGGCCATTCTGCAAAGATGGGCCGCAGATGGATACCCGCACCCGACAGAACTATCCGGCGAGGCGGCAAAGGCAAGATCAAAGGAATTGAACGCAAAGTGTGACGCCATGCTTGCTGAGGAAGCCGAAAAGGAAAAAGCCGCAAGGGCTGAAAGGAGACGCCATGACACGCGACCAGTTTGACCTGATATGGGAATCAAAAATTGCTAATCGCTGGAAGTTTGCCGACGTGGATGCCGAGTTGCTTTATGGCAAAGTTCAGATTGCAGCCATAACCTGCTTGACGGCTGCGGTAGATGATATTGCGCTGGAACTTGGAACTAGGCGCCCGACGTTGCTTGACATCGCCAATACCACAAGGCGGCTGAATTCCGAAACCAAAAATATGACGGTCCATACCACATGCCGATATTGCCACGGGACCGGGAACTTGATATTTGCGGCCAAGCGTGGCCCCCGTGGCGAGATGCTGGCACACACGGTTTGCGATACCCTATTAATGCCCAAGGGTGGTGGCGAGACTGGATATTACACGTTTGCCATCACCTGCGACTGCGAGAATGCCCCATACGTTGATGACCACAATGGGGTACGCCGAGCTACTAAGGCCATGCCGACTGATTGTTGGGGCGACGGACCAGACGAGCCCGCGTCTGATGAATCCTGGGCGACCATGACCGCAGCCATCAAAAACCTTGGGTCATGCAAGGCCGTACCGAACACGCGGAACAATGCGAGCAACGAGCGATTACGCCAACGCCAGGACTTGGCCGCCGCAGTAGTTCACGAAGAGGAGCCAGAATTTTGACAAGGAGAACACCATGAAGCCAGCAGAATTGAAGAGGCTCAGAACATCGACCGGGTTATCACAAGAGAACTTCGGCAAGGTGCTGGGCTTATGTACTGCGAGTATATCCCGGTACGAATCAGGCGAGCGCCAGATGTCTCACATCGTGGCGTGTGGCGTAGTGTCTGAAATCGCCAAGTGGAAGCAAGCCAAAGCAAAGGAGTAATCATGGCAAATCTGAATAAGGTATTTCTCATGGGCAACTTGACCCGCGACCCGGAGTTGCGAAGCGTCAATGGCGGGACTTCGGTTTGTGAATTTGGCGTGGCAATAAACCGGACCTGGATCAAGCCAGATGGAACCAAGGGCGAGGAGACTTGCTTTGTGGATTGCACCATGTGGGGCAGACGCGGGGAAGTTATCGCGGAATCATTGAGCAAGGGCCAGCCGATCTTTGTTGAGGGCCACATGAAACTTGACGAGTGGGAAAACCAGCAGGGCGAGAAGCGCAGCAAGCTCAAGATCGTGGCGGATAACTTCGAGTTCTTGGGCGGCAAGGAAAGCAAGGGATATGACACTGGACGCGCCCAGGCCCGGACGCCACAGAGACCCATCTCCATCAGGAACACGCCGCCAGGTAGCGGCATTCCCTTTTGAGGAGGACCGACATGACAAGTGATATGGCGGCGCTAGTAGCCGAGAACGTCGCGCTAGTTGAACGAATCCATCGACTGCGGACGCAACTGGACAAGGAACGCATGGCTGAAGGCGGTGCGGCATGGCACAAAAAGATGGCAGACGAGATATACAAGGTCGCCCGTGGATGCCCCCTCAGCGTTGAAGATGTGCGGCAAATCCTCGCAAGCGCTGGCGAGCTCAAAATGGTGGGCGTACCTACTGCCGTAATTGTCGCGACACTGGACGCGCTTGACGAAGCAGAAGCTAAGCTCAACGCCGCGCAAGAGTCAGCCAAAAAGCAGGAGGCGCGAGAATCAGGGGATGGTGAGTATAACGACATCCTTGGCTTTCTTTGTCTTGACTCAAAGACGGCAAATGCATTTCCCCAAGAAGAGGCGATAGAACTTCTTGCTTGCATAGCGGACACTATGTACAGTATGCTATTAGTTTATCAAGAGTTGACCTCAAAATAGGGAAACCGCTCATGACAGTAAGAACTATTAGGGACGCGTCACGAGGGGACGTTAAGGTTATTGTTGCGTCGAACGGAAGGATGTTCCATATCCGTGGATTCAGGCACGAAGCCTTAACTGAGGGAATTGTATCCAGAGAGCCGGAGTCAACATTGGGTGAGAAGAGTGGAACCCCTAACCCTAGTAAAAAGGTCGATTGTGGCTAGGTTGATCGGCTGGCATATCCGCAAACGGGTTTGTCCACCTTTTTGGCAGTAGCGTTCTTTTGGGCAAGAACGGGAAGTACCCGAGCGCAAAGGGCGCTGCTCGGCTGATTTGGCCTAATATAGCTGAATGGGAGTCGCGATGCCAGGCAAGCAAATCCTAAAACCAAAACACACCCCCGAAATGGTCGCTAAGATCACCGCCATTGCGCGGGACCGCATAGAGAAGGCCATGTCTTGGGAACAATGCGCGAAGGTCCACGGGTACAAGTCTGGCAACTCTATCACCGCGTGCGTCATGTCCGCGCAATACCTTGACTTGTGGCATGAGAAGATCACCGCAGCCCGCCAGGAGTTCAATGACCCGCTGGAATCTGAGGCGATCCTAACTCAGCGCCAATTGATGCGCCCATTCCGTGAAATCACCATGCCAAACGGGGATAAAGTAACCCAGATGATCCCCCCACAGGTCAACCAGAGCGCCGCGCATAGCGTCATGAACCATTGCAGAAGCCAGCGAGCGCACCAGGTTACGATAGACGCGACGGTAAGCGGAAAAATTGAGGTAAGCGGGCTGACATTGGCCGCCCAGATGAATGCGTATCTTGTGACGCTTGGGATTATTGACGATCCAGACAACAAGGAGGAGGGCTGACAAATGCTGACAACGATTATTGCGTTATGCGTGGCGCTTGAGGCAGCGTTCTGGCTTGGGCATATTATGGCGCCCAGGCGCGTCCCGTTCCAGGTCGCGTTTGATATCTTCGCCGGAGCAATGGGCGGGACAATCGAGCGCTCATCGGTCATAGATTGCGTCGCCAGAATTGACGCTATCAACGTGGGCGCCGTGGACAATTATCTAGGCGAGCAAATTGACGCCGCTGTAAAAGCTATGCCGGCAGACGACAACGAAGCGGACGCCCGGCGCATTCGGCGCGTCAAGAAGATGTTACAGGAGGCCGCACAATGATCTGGACAGACGCCAAGTACACAACATGCCTAGACGCGCTGGCCGAAGCTGGCTGGCTATCGTGGAGCGATGGCAGTTGGGAACACAAGATTGCTTACTCCGATACGTGGAAGCGATTTGCTCATTCGAGGCTTGAGCATAACGGCGAATGGACAACCTATCGGGCATATCACAGCGTCGAGGCTAACCACATTCTGTCCGGCGCGGCACGGTTGTGGCTGGAAGATCGGGGGGTTTACGTTGTGCCGATGGGTGACGACAGCAACTATCAGGCGTTGAGTATTAGCGCGGGGAAACGTATGCCCGGGCTTGTACACGATGGCTACACCAAGACCCAGCTTGAGGCGATGCTGGCGGTTTTGGAGGCCCCACAATGATCTGGACAGACCCGATGAAAACATTACGCATCATGGGCGTTGACCCTGGCATGGGGCATACGGGATGGGCGGTTATCGAGGGGCGCGGCAATGACTGGAAGATTATAGATATTGACACATTCCGCAATCGTTCCGCGATGCACGACCAAGAGATAGACCGCAGTCTGATAAGGGATTGCGTTGTCAGCGTGGCGCATAACTATAAGATAATCTTGGCTGCAACCCAAGTGCTTACGGGCAATGGCAAGTTTGCGTTTTTCACAAAAGGCGCAGCGGCCAAGGTGCGTAACGCGGAACTATCTCAGACAATTCACGGCGCCCTGTGTGTTACGGGTCAGCGGCTTGGCTTTGGGGTTATCCCGATACCGTCCCAGGATTGCAAGGGCAAGGGCTTCAAGATGGACAAGACAATGTGGCAACGCTATTGGGATTACGACGGCAACACTTCTGAGGATGCGAGAGACGCAACGCAGATTGCCCGGATGGGCGCGGATATCTTAGCAAGGGAGAAGTGATGAAAAATAAGGATTGGGCTTGGCTTATAGTGGTTATTTTGGGCGTTATGCTTAGTTGTATTGAGGTCGGTATGATTGTAAGCCAAGCGAATAAACGCGCTGCCATCAGGGCTGGCGTGGCTAGATGGGTTGCGACTGGGACTGGTGCGCCAGAGTTTCAGTGGATTGTGCCGAAGAAGGTCGCTGAGAACAAACACCCCTGACTTTTGGTACACCAGGGGGCAAATGACCCCCGCATTCTGGAAAGGACGCCATGCAGCTAGACTTTGACTACATGATATTGGCGGGCGGCTTGCTGATTCTCTTGGCGTTTATGTGCTAGACCCAGGCAAGGATGCCCCAAGGCGGGCCCGGAGCGCTGGCGACCCCTTAGATTGATTTTCAGACACGGTTTCTGAGATGCGGACACCCATACAAAACCTAGCGACTAAAAAACATGGACACCCAAAAGATACGGGACGTAATCGCGAGATTGGCCAAATGGGTCAAGGAAATTGTGGGCTGGTAGCAGATGTGATATAATTGGGAAAAGGAGATGCAATGAGCAATAACCCCACGAGCATAGACGACTTGAAGGACGACCCGGTAAACCCAAGGCAGATTGCCTTCGGCGCACTGGACGGGCTGACTAATAGCCTATCCGAGTTTGGCGACCTGAGCGGCATAGTCTGGTCTGCTGATAGGGGGCATCTGATAGCGGGCCACCAGAGACTTTCGGCGCTCAAGGCCAAGCATGGTGACGCGCTCAAGATCGAGGGCGGGGCAATCATTACGCCAGATGGTGAGGCGTTCCCGATCCGCGTTGTGTCAGGCTGGTCCGAAGCAAAGGAGAAGGCGGCAAACCTGTCAGCCAATAACCCAGCCATAAGCGGCACGTTTACGCCCGGCGTTCTGCCAGTTCTTGCCGATATCAAGGCCGAATTGCCAGAGTTGATTGCCCCGCTGATGCTAGATATTGTGGTGTCAGACTTTGAGCCAGGCGCGATCCAAAAGGTAGGAGGAGTAAGTCAGCCACTCCCAAAATTGGCATTTGTACTGATTGGATTACCCGTTGAGCGGTTTGGCGAGCTTGCCGGGGTTATGGAAAAGTATTCTGGCGACGACCACGCTGTCGTTGAAACCAGCCTCAGTGGAGGTGAAAGGGATGGCAATTGATAATTCCTCATTAACCACGAAGCTGGCAATCCGGAAGTATATGTTAGACAAGTGGAGTCAAGAGCCTATACGTGTTCTTGACTGCTGCGCTGGGAAGCGGGAGATATGGACCGCCCTGCAAAAAGATTATGATGTCAAGGAGTATCTAGCCGCAGATGTTAAGGCCACTCGCGGCAACCTTCGCGTTGACAGCCGTCGGCTGGTTGCTGACAAGGACGTTTGCTCTCGGTTTGACGTGATAGACGTTGACACGTATGGATCTCCGTGGACTCATTGGGAAAGCATCATCAAAAACTGCGGGCAAGACGTTACTGTGTTTCTGACCATGGGGCGCAGTGGGGGCCAGAAGGCAGTAGACGGAGCTGCCCTGGAAATGCTAGGGCTGAATGGCCTTGATGTACCAAATGGCATTAGGTGGAGGTTGGCTGATCTGTGCGTAAGTTATTGTTTGACAAAGTGTTACGATTACGGTATAATACTAAAAGAAGCCGTAGAGACAAGATCACCGGGTAGCGGTGGCGCAAACTACTACGGCATACGCTTGAGGAGGCGGAAAAATGGGAGTAATCTACCAACCAAAGGGAGCGGCCCTTGAGTATGGAGACTGGGCATGCAATCTGTTCCGTGGGTGTTCGCACGGTTGCAAATACTGCTATGCGCCGAGTGTTCTTAGGCTAAAGCGTGACGCTTTTTTGATGTCGGAGCCGAGGGCAAACATACTAGATAACCTCCAGAAGGAGTTGGGCAAGGGCGTTGGTGGCGACGCTCCAGTCTTCTTTTGCTTCACGTCTGACCCATATCAACCAAGGGAGGAGCAAGATCGAATCACGAGAAGGGCGCTTGACATGGTAACTGCTGGGAACATGGTCACGCCTGGGCGTGGAGTGATAGTCCTCACCAAAAACGGGAACTTGGCCGCTCGCGATTTTGATTTGATTTCCAGAAACCCAGAAAGCGCATTTGGCGTTTCGTTGTGCTGGATGGACGATGGCAAGCGGGAAGAATGGGAACCATTTGCCGGGTCGGTAGCGGATCGGATTAAATCGCTGGAATTGGCCAGATCAATGGGAATCAAAACGTGGGTCAGTGTAGAGCCTGTAATCGATGCCAGTGAGGGGCTGTCTGTAGTTACAGCCCTATGTGGGAAGGTAGACACAATCAAAATAGGAAAGCTAAACCACAACCGCGCAATTGAGGATATAACAGATTGGCCAGACTTCCGGGAAAAATGTGTCAGCCTTTGCAAATCTTTCGGGCAGGCGTACTATATCAAGCACGATTTGCGGGTTGCGGAGAGCAAGGCAACCCTTGAATCAGGATAGCGTGACCCCAGACCAAAGCGCCAAAATCAAAGCAACGGTTGTGGCACTGGCCCCATTTGCAGAGGCTAGACGCCTTGGCTATATCCCGCAAGAGCCAACACGCAAGCAGCTAGAGTTTTTGGCGCTGAATGGAATCGAGGCGTTCTATGGCGGAGCGGCCGGCGGAGGCAAATCGAGCGCCCTGCTCATGGCTGCCCTGATGTACGTCCATGTGCCGGGTTACTCCGCTCTGTTGCTCAGGAGAACATACCCGGACCTGAACCAAGCGGGCGCCCTAATCCCACGGTCTCAAGAGTGGCTTGGCCCCACGAATGCGAGATGGAACGGGTCTGACAAGCGCTGGACGTTCCCCAGCGGCGCCACTTTAGCCTTTGGGCACATGGCAAACGCCAACGATATGTACAACTATCAGGGGTCAGAGCTTCAATTCGTGGGGTTTGACGAGCTAACCCAGTTCCCGGAAGAATGTTACAGGTACTTATTCTCACGAACCAGGCGACTTGAGGGCGTAAATGTACCCATCCGGATACGATCCGCCAGCAACCCGGGCGGCATTGGACATAAGTGGGTAAGGGCGGCTATGGTTGACAATCAGGATACGCCATTTGTGGTGGCCAAGATCGCAGATAACCCGTACCTTGACCAGGCCGAATACCTCGAATCGCTCAGTAGGCTTGACCATATCACCCGGGCCCAGCTTCAAGACGGGGATTGGAGCGTCCACGGTACGGGGGGCATGTTCAACCGCACATGGTTTGAGATTGTCGAGGACATACCCCGCGAAGCCAAGGTTGTCAGGTATTGGGACTTGGCCGCAACGCCAGAGAAAAACGGGAATGACCCCGACTGGACCGCTGGCGCTTTGGTTGGATTGCTCGACGGGGTATGGTACATTGCCGACATGCGCCACGTTAGAGAAACCCCGCTCGGCGTAGAAAAATTAGTAAAAGCTACCGCCACTCTTGACACGAGAGCCGTTAGCGTGTATATTGAACAGGAGCCTGGTAGTGCGGGCGCACATGCAATTGATCTTTACAGGCGCCGCATACTGCCAGGCTACGCGGTAAAAAGCGATAGACCAACAGGCCCGAAGGACGTTAGGGCCAAACCAGTTAGCGCGGCCGCCGAGGCTGGAAACGTCAAGCTGATTCGCGGCCCGTGGATACCGGACTTCTTAGACGAGGCGGAGAGTTTTGGATTACCGGGGATGCACGACGATCAAATTGACGCGGTTTCTGGCGCGTTCAAATCCCTATCCGAGCCGCCCAAAAAGTGTTTTGTTGTCACGTAGTTTCTTTGGATGACAATTTATGTTTGATCGCCTCTGGGGCCTGATTACAGGCCGGGAGGGGCGAGAAGCCGCAATCAAGGACGCAACAAATAACGCAGTACAAGCCGCCCTGGGCAGGGTGGTTCAAAGTTTAGACGCTGGCCAACTGAATATATTCGGCGCTGGCCACAGCTACAAGACCATTCCCGCTGGCAAGGTCGCGTCATACTTCAACCGATGGCCCTATGCCGCATCCACAGCTATCGCCGACGCGGTAAGCGCCCTTGACTTTAGCGTACAAACTAAGTCGGGCGACGTGTGGGCAGATGCCCCAGACCATCCACTAGCGACTGTCCTTGCCAGACCAAACCCCCATATGTCAACCCGCATGATGCTCCGGTACCTTGCCCTTGATTGGTATTTCTTGGGCGAGCATTACTGGCATGTGCGATTCAACGGAATGCAGGAACCCGCTGAACTCTGGCCGTTGTTCGGCTCGGTAGAACCTATACCAGACCCGGAGCTATTTATCCGAGGTTACAAACAGGTATCGCAGACCGAGCGCGGCCAGAAGATTACCTATTACGAGCCCGACGAAGTTGTCCGCTTTGTCATGCCCACGTTTCACGACGCTATCAATGGGGCGTCTGACCTTGAAGCCGCCGCCTCGTCTGTCCAGGTTGACGATAAGATTGTTGAAGCCCAGTGGCGAGCGTTCCGGCAAGGCATCTTTTCCAGTGGCGTGTTATCCATGGGCGAGGAAGACCCCCAGCTTCGCAAGGAATTGTTGGGTGAGTTCAACTCAGCGCACCGTGGCGCCCGCGAAGCAGGCAACGCCATTGGCATTGGTACTGACATGAGTTGGACCCCGACAAGCAAGACGCCGCGCGAGATGGACTTTTCAGCTTCGGCCACGCACGTTAGGGACGAGATAACAGGCGTGTCCCGTGTACCCGATATCGCTATGGGCATTACCCGCGATGTCCAGAACAGGGCAACCGCCGAAGCGTCCGAGTATGTCTTTGCCAAGTGGAACATCCTACCCAAAGCAAAGATGATCGAGGACCAGTTACGCAATGACATGGCCCGGAGATACTACGGTGATGATGTCCGCGTTGTAGTGGCGTCACCCGTTCCTGCTGATGCTGAATCACAACGCGCAGATGACAAGCTGGCCCTTGAGCAACGTATCCAAAGCGTCAACGAGATTAGGGCACAGCGCGGCCTTGATGATGTGCCTTGGGGCGACGAGCCGCTTGTCCAGGCTAACCTTATCCCGATATCAGACGCGGGTAAAGCCGCCGCTGGCGCTGGCAGTCAAGCACTCGCCATAAACCAGGAAGTAACCCCAAGCGGCTATAGCGCAGCCGAGCGCCGCGAGATCATGGCGAAGTACGAAAGCGCCCAGGTGCCGTTCTTGAAACAGTACACAAAGACTTGGGTGCGCATCTTTAGGTCCATTGAAGAACAGTTCATGCCGGAGTTTGACAAGAGCCAGGACCGCCAGGACATGCCCGATGGCATTGTCACACAGGACGCCGATGACGCGGTAGTGAGTGTCCTAAATGAGAACACGCTTGCAAACCACATGGCCCGCGAAACCAAAGGCGACAACGTGCGTGGCTTGGTTATCGGTGGTCAGACTGATGGCGAGATTGCCGGGATACCAGGGCGCGGATCGTGGAGTTCAAAGTCGAGTGAACTTATGGCCGCAGCCGCCGAGTTCGGCCCCGCACACTATGCCGGAATAGCCAGCACAACGCGCAAGCAGGTTGAGGAAGTCATAGCCAGGGCAATCGCCAAGCGCAAGACGTGGGGCGAGATGCGCGACATGGTAGAGGATTCATTCTCACACATGACCGCTGGCCGGGCTGGAAACATTGCCACAACCGAGACCACAAAGCTATTCAACGCGGGCGCCCAGGCGTTCCGCAGCGAGTTTGATGTACCGTTCAAACAATGGATCGCGTCATACGTCAACACGCGCCCAACACACGCCGCCGCTGATGGCCAGGTCAGACGCAATGGCGACCCATACCGCGTTGGCCAAGACAGTATGCAATATCCAGGCGGCGGGATGCTGGCCGAAGAGAACTGCAATTGCAACTGCTATTCTGTTGGCGTACCGACAAAGGCAGGAACCTAACGGAGAATTGTAACATGGAAACTAACGAACTTGTAAAACTTGAGTCAACCTTTGAGCTTGCCGCCCCGCCAACGGAAGATGCAAACGGCGATGTTACGTTCTGGGCGATTGGTTTGGACAAGAGCAAGACTCCAAACAGGCGCGGCTTGGTGTTTGATTGGAAGTCGCCAGCGGATATTGACATCACGGCCTTCCTCAAGAATCCCGTCATGCCATATGCGCACGACAGCGGTTCGGTTCCCATTGGCCGTTGGGAAAAGGTGCAAGTCACAAAGAGCCAGGTCAAACTGTTTGGCAGAATCCCAGGTGGCGACGATTACCCCGACCTGGCGCCCATTCGCGCCCGTGTTCGGGATGGATACCTCAAGGCAGTGTCAATAGGCTTCTACATCCGCGAGGCCGAAGAGGTCGCTATCAAGGGCGCTGATTATGCCCTGAAGGTGTTGGCGCTTGAACTTCTCGAATGCTCAGTTTGCACCATTGGCGCACATGCCGGGGCTGTGATTCAGTCTGACGCGATAGGCAATGGCGACCCCAAGCGGTTTGATGCCCCCGAAGATATCAAGTGGAATACTCAGACCTTTGCCGACGTCAAGCAGGGCGGCACAAAGGAGATGGTCTATTCGCTTGACGGTATTGCGCTTGACCCGGAGACGCCCGCAACTGTTGCCAAAAGCGCAACGGTTCAAGTGGACACGCCAGAAGAACCAGCCCCAGACACACAGGCCGCCGCAATTGATAGCCTCAAGGACTCCATATCAGCTCTTACGGATACTGTCAAGGCGCTGTCAGATAAGATTGATGCAGAACCAGAGCCCGAAGCGCAAGCAGTGATTGAACCCGACGGCCAAACGCCCGACCCGGAAGATACCGAGCCCGCGAAGCCAGACGGTGAACTTGCTGCGCCCCCGGTAGTTCCTACGGAGGCAGAGCTAAAGGCCACGGCTGAAAAGGTGTATCAGGACTGGGCCATACAAAACCCGGACCGGATCGCCGAGTTTGACGCACTCGCAAAGCGTCTAGCACAAGCGCGAGTTGATTCACAAATCGAAGCAAACCTCAGACGAAGAAAGAGCAGGTAATCATGGAAAAGACCAAAGAAGAATTGGCCTTGGAGAAGGAAGCCGAGGCGAATACCGCCGCGTTGATCGCAAACCCCAAGACCGCAGAGTTCTTGGCGCAGTTTGCATCAGCCGAACTTATGACCCGTCTTGATGCACACGCCGCGACCATCGTCGCCAACGCCCGCGAGGCGCTTGACACGCGGGAAGCCGCAGCCGCATCACTCGCCGGGTCCGCCGACACTGGCAAGCGCGAACTGACGCACCCGGAACTGAATGAGTACCTCAGATGTTCGTTCTTGGCCCAGAACAAGCGGCCCTATAAGATTAGGGACGACTTCGCCAAAGAAGGCGTTGTAGAGCAGACCTTGACCGAAACCGTGGGGTCCGCCGGTGGCGTTGCTGTGCCTGACGCCTTTGACGCCATGGTCACCAAGCGCAACGTGGAACCCAGCGTTATCTGGCCCATGTTGACCGTCCGCCCGACATCTTCTGACGCTGTGAAGAGTTGGGAAGTCTTGACTTATGTCACCGCCAACACCGGAACAGATGCTAAGTCACAGTCCGCAACAAGCTCAGACGAGGTGGCCGTCACGGAGCCGACGTTTGGCGAAATCAGTTGGTCACTCCATCCCCAAGACGCGAGAGTTCCGATCCACCTCAACCTGCTTGACGACGCCGAGACTGACGTTGTTCAGCTTTGCGTTGACCTGGTTGCGGAATCATTCCTGCACAACCGCGAAACCTACCCGCTGACTGGTAACGGCGCCACCCGACCCTTGGGTTTGCTGAATGCCGCCACGGGTCTGACAAGTTCCGCCGTAACCTCAATCACTACAGCCAACGTGATTGACTTTGTGGCCACGTTGCCGCAGAGATGGCGTGCTGGTTATCAGCCCGCGTTGGTGTCTGGTAGCGAGTTGCACTTCAAGATTGGCTTGGCGTTCGCCAAGGATATCAGGTCCGCCCAATACTTGATGAACATGATGCCCGTATTCAAAGAAGCCGGGAACATGCCCGTTGGTAAACTTTTGATTGGCGACTTCTCAAAGTACATCGTCTATCAAAACCGTTTGATGCGTATGGTTCAGGGTGTTGCCCCCGAGCGTTGGTGCCTGGAGCTTGTCTTCCAGGAACGCTGGGACGGCCAGGCCCCGCTGACTGATGCTTTCCGCATCGGCCTCGTGACCACGTACTAAGCTGTTTTCATGGGGGGCGTCCTCGTGGCGCTCCCCTCAAGGAGTTGAGATGCCCTTTGTAAGATTCGTCAAGCGTGAAACCGTGAGGCATACCCCATACGGAGTCGGGACTATTGTTGACATAGACGAGTCAATGGTTAAGCAGCTTGAGTTGCTTGGTTATCAGCGCAACGACCCGATCATTGAGCGGGTAGAGAAGCCAGCCGTAAACAACATGATTCCCGATATGTTGGGCGGACAAACAGTATTGATTAGGAACTAGCTGATGGTTCGGATATACCCAGTCATAGCCAGCCGTGGACGACAGAACGAGTTAGATAAACAACTCCGACTGCTTACCCCACAATTGGCAGACGACGAACTAATCACCGTTGTAATTGACGGTGACAATGCCGGGTATGCCCTTGGCCAACCCAAGCGCGTAAAGTTTGTTGAGTTGCGCGAGTCCGTGGGCGTGGATTCAGCGCGGCGCATTGGGAATAGCCTCGTGCCGGAAGACGGGATTGTACTTGAAATAGACGACCACGATTATGCGGAACAGACCTTGCTGGCAGAGGTTCGCGCCGCCTTTGAGGATGAGTCAACCAACGTCGTCTATTGCGATATCACATTGACTGACCCGGAGAACATCGTCAACCGCCCCAAGCATAAGACACCCGGGCCATCAATGGAGCGTGGCCATCAGGGTTACGGCATGCGAGCGTATCGCAAGTGGCTTTATGAGGCCGTGGGCGGATACCCGGACGAGTTCTACCCCGCGAATGATATGGCCCTGATGTGCAAGATCGAGCAGCTTTGTGGCCACAGTGGAATCGTCTTGATACAGAAGCCGCTTGTCAAGGTCACGGTTGATGGGCAGGGCATCAGCGTCAAGAACAAGGACGCCCAAGAGAAGGCCGCCAGCCGCGTGTTGGACATCGCTTGTAATGCTGGCTTTGACTTGCCCTGGGAGTTGCGGCAAAAGGATAGCGCATCGAGCAAGCCGCGAACCATCGAGCCCGTTAGTGCGATTGCGGCGCCCACTGTTGCAAATGCCAAGGCCCCCAGGAAGCCCCACGTCCTGCTTGTGACTGAAATAGTAGGCCATGGCAGGGGTGGTGGCGAGATGTCAATGTTGGGGTACCTCAGAGGAGCAGCCAAGCGCGGGTATCGTGTTAGCGCCCTGTACGCCAAGGACGCCGGGGATAAACCGCTTGCGGAGGACTGGCTTGAGCTTCACAAACTTGACACCGCCAGCCTCAGGGACAAGCGCGTATCTGCAAACGCGGAAGTCAATTCCGCAATTTGCGCCATCAACCCCGATATCATTGTGACAGAGGTCCGCACGTCCGCCAACATCGCCACGCTATGCGAAGCGCTGAATATCCCACTGATTACGATGGTCCAGTTCTGGCACAATATTATCAAGACCGATAGCGGCGGCTGGGATGCTCTTCATAAGCGCCCGATAGCCAAAGAAGCCCAAGACACATGGGGCGTTGCGCGACTCAGTAAAAGCGCGGCCCTGCTGGCCAATAGCGACTTTACCGCAAGCGTCATTGAGGATGTGTTCGGGCGCAAGGCAGCCGCTGTTGTCTATCCGCCCATTGATGCCGCAAGCGTGAAGGTGGACAAGCGCGAGGCTAGGTATGTTGTGTGTCCAAGTGTCCAAGCTGGCAAGGGTAGCATGATATTCTTGTCACTGGCCGAGCGACACCCCGAGATAGACTTTCTGTTGCTGGCTGGCGACAACAAGCATTCCCGGGAATCGGATGTCATTGATAGGGCTGGATCGCTGGCAAATGTTACCGTCAATAACGAGTGGGTTTCCGACATGCGAACCGTCTACGCTGAGACGGCTTGTTTGTTCATTGGAACACAGACTTGCGAATCATTCAGTCGCGCATCAGCAGAAGCCAGGGCCAACGGTATCCCGCTACTGGTCTCTGACGCCGGGAACCTTGTCAACATGGCAGCAGACGGCGCGGGCGTTGTGGTACCCAGGAACGCGCCGATAGAAGCGTGGGATGCAGGGCTTGTCAAGGCGCTTGCTTTGACCCCAGAGGCTACCAGTGCGTTTTGTGTGGACCATTCGGGTAGATTTGCCAAGGCCCTTGACAATAACCGCAACCTAAGCGATGTGGTGTTTATCAAGCCCGACGCGCCCGGCGTATCTGAGGGAGTTGCGCAGTTCGGCCAGACTTGCGGGACATCTGAAATTGAGTGGCTTCCGAATGCCGCAGACGTGGTGCAATACTCGCTTACCATTCTGCCCGGCCACTATAGCGCGAACTTCTCCGAGCAAGTCAATAACAAGTTGGCTTATTGGTGGTGTTCACATACTGCGCAGATGGATACGAGCCGCCACGAGATGGACAACCTACTCATGGCGCTTGGCGATGTAGTTCAACATGGCAACCGCTTCATGTGCCTAACCTCGAAACCGGACGCGGACGCTTGGGCCAAGGCGCTAGGCACTGACCGGATCAAGTGGCTTCCCAATGTAATGACCATTCCCAAGGCGCCCAAGAAAGCCAAATACAAAGAATGCGGCGTCTTTATCCCCGGCCCGTTCGGAGTTCGCAAGAATATCTATACCGCAATGCTGGCCTGCTCGATGGCCAAGGCAGAGGCGCACGTCACATCAATAAACATAGCCAAGTGTCCGAACCTAGAGACCATGGCGAAGCGGCTTGGCGTTCGGCTGCATGTCCACGACTGCCCCACGGTTGCGGATGTAAGAGCAGTCGCCAGCCGTTGCCACGCGGGGATTATGGTTTCAACCGCTGAGACGTATTGCTTCGCGGCGGCTGAGATTGTCGCGTCCGGTACGCCATGCGTTTATTGGGATGGCATACCGATTCTGCGCGGCGGGCCTAAAGAGTTATGCGTTATCAACCCAACCGACATAGACGATATCGTGCCGTCACTCTCAGCGGCTATAGTGGGCGGTAGCTTGGCCAAACAACAGCTTGCACAGATGCGAACCCTTACCGACAAATGGAACGCAGCAGCCCGGGCAACCCTGGAGGATATTCTTGATGCGTGACACGCTTGACATTGTAATGCCAGCGGTGCGGCGCCCGGAGATATTAGACAAGGCGCTCGAATCCTGGAAGCCATTTTTCGCGGGCTACGATTGCCGCCTGATAGTCAACCTTGACGCGCTGATAAGCCCTGAATGGCTGGCGAAGCGCAATTACATGGTGGTCGCAAGTGACCGAGATTGGGAGGGAAGCGATGAGTGACTTTGACGTAAAGGATGTGTGCTATCCGAAGATTGGGAGCCTGATAACTGAGGCAGACGCCTTGCTTCTGCAGAAGTGTTGCGGGATTGCGGACGCCAAGACCATCCTTGAGATTGGAACCAAGCGCGGGGGAAGCGCCATTGTCTTGGCCAAAGAAGTTGAGAAGCGCAAGGGTCGCTTGTACTGCATGGACCCGAACTTCAACGCGAACCTTGCGGGGGACCTGGAAGACTTTGAGGTAGACCATCTGATAGAACTTATCTGCGGTTACTCGCCATGGGCTGGCCGTGGGATAGTGCCAGATGAACTTGACATGCTATGGATCGACGGCGACCACAGCATCCTTGGCGCGTTGGCGGACTTCATCTATTGGGAACCGCGTGTGCGCGTTGGTGGCGTTGTGGCGTTCCATGATTACTCTAGGCGCGGAGTTGTACCCAAGACAGCCAGCGTAGAGACCGCCGTTGACTTGATCCTACATGAGCGCAAAGACCTTGAAGAGATTGGCTTTGTTGGCAAGCCCGATGGCGGCACGATTGCATTCCAAAAGACCGCGCTACCCGAACTGGATGACAGCAATGTCTAATCACCTTGACATAGACCTATACGGGCAGCCAGTCAAGATTGTTGACGAATACATCAATGAGTACGTTTACCGCG